TAAGTCAGAATTAGTTGGATTCGCACCTTCTGAATAATAACCGTAACCGTCTAAACACATATAAGAAGTTGTGTCTAATAGTGTAAAGTTACCAGCAGTAGTTTCTTTGTATCTTTTTATTTGTACTAATACATATTGGTTGTTAGCACTTGCAGCAATACCACTTGTAGTTGGTAAAGTTCCTATTGCAGTTTGCCTGGTTGTAAATTCTATATAGTCACGACAATAAGGTGACACATCATAGTACATTTTTAGGTTTGTACTTGAAGGTACTTTTTTAGATAGTGTGTATTGTGGGTTTGCTGGTGCAGAACCAGTATAGTAAAAACATAATTCTACTTTAGAACCAACTACACTTGATTCGTCTATTTCTATAATGTAAGGTGAACGTGCAAATATTTTACTCATAATATTGTTTAAAGTTTTCGTCTATAATTGATAGTAGTAAGTTTTCCATATCTAAACCGTACTTGTCTATTAGTTCTTGTGGTAATTGCTTGTAAGATTTTTCAAATGGTTTTGTAAAAAACATTGTTGGTTTAATTCCTTTTTCAAATATACTTCGTGCTATTGCAAAGTTTAAACCTTTACGACTTTTAAATTTTCCTTTTTTATCTCTTATTTGATTATCAAAAATACCTTTTTTTACAACCCATTTGTCAAATGCTTTTGGTGGTGGCATTTTATTAGTGTAAGCAAAGTTGTCTAAAGACTTACCACCTTTTGTACCTTTCACACCTCTATCTTGGTAAAAGCCGTATTCATTCATTTCAAAAAATACTCTAATACTATTTGGCATTTGTTTGACATCACTTTTTATTGACTTGGTTAAACTACCACTTGTGTTTTGTTTGGTTAAATTATCTTTTGCAGCTTGAACTACTTTCTGTTCAAACTCCTTTAAAGCTTCCAGTAAAAAATTAGTTTCAGACATCACAAACAGTCATTGTGTTAGGTGTGTTTATGTTTACTGTCATAGTCCAACCAGCTAACTTATTTTCAAATCTGTCTATAAATGGTTCACAATTTGGTGAACCTTCTACTTGATAATTGTCATCATATAAATTACCACGTCTTAATTTTTCGTATAGTCTATTAAGTACACTTATTTGTGTGTTTAGTATATCTTGTTCATTATCGTTACCTCTAAAGTTGTCTGTTGTTTCGTCTTTTGATATATCTACAATATCCATAGACATTATAGAAATATTATACTGAATAACATTATCCACAAAGGTTGCACTATTTACCATAATGTGACATAAAGGAAATATAGTCTGTTTAGATAAGTCTACACTAAAAATATCACCTTCACTTACAGTGTTAATTAATGGATCATTATTTAATTCTGTTTGTAGCTTTGTTAAAATTTCGTAGTACATATTATTTTTTTAGTTGTCGCTGCATTTCGTTATATTCAATATTTCTTTTTTGCTTTTCAAAAGTAAGCCAGGTAAGACAGTCTTGTATAGGTAGTCTGGTGACATCTCTAAATCTTTGAAGTTGTCCGTTAGCAATTGCATATATTGATTGATACCACCCCCACCGTTCAGCAAATTGACTTCTTTCGCTAAAGTCTGTTTCATTTCCTTCGTCATCATTTCGCTTTTTAAAAATGTCAGCAAACTTTGAAGTAAGTCGTTTGTTAAATTCCAAAAAAAAACCTGCGAACCTAACACTACACCAAGTGGTGCAAACTTCATTACTTCTGCATAACTATTTGTACCGTTGTATTCTTCTATTTTGTATTTGTCTTTTCGTCTTTCTGTAATAGGTCTGTACATTACTGCCATTGCTTTGTGCCAATTTTCTACCTTGTCAAGATTCTGTGTTAAGTCTATGTACTCACCAAATGACATATTTTCTAAGTCTGTAATAAAACCAAATTCAACACCTTGTAAAGTAAACTTGTGCTGAAAGCTTGGTTTGTTTTTAAACATTTGTGAAAGGTGTATAGTAATTTCTTTTACATCAGACCACTTAACCTGGAATACATCACGTAGTCTTAAACCACAAAATATTTGTACCATTTTCTGACATAAAAATTCTTCGTCATTCGACTTTTCGTAGCTATCCATAAATTGTTGATAGCTCTTTAATGGTATTTCGTTAAGTTCTGTTGGTACTAATATTTCAGCTTCCATATCTATATAACTATTTTTTTTGTTTTTGTATTACCTAATGTGATAAGTTCCGTAATTTTTATTGCTTAGGTTTTCTTGTTCGTGGTATCTTAGAGCGTCTATTAAATGGTCTTGACCACCTTTAGGTTTGTTTAGTTGTTTACCAGTCTTGTCAGTATCCCAAACATAACCCCTAAGTTCTTTTATTAAATTAAGACTTGTAGACGTTATTAAATATTCCTGGTTCTGCATTAATTGAATACCAAATAAAATACTATCCTTACCTTTTGTAGCACCTTTAATTTGATAACCAAGTCTTCGTATTTCTTCTATACTTTTTGGTTCAGCACTATCTGCAATTACTAATTCGTGTTTTGGTAGTTTTTTAGCTACTTCTTCATTTACTAATCTTGTTTGGTAGCATACTTCGTTTACTATTCTTTTACCGTTCCATAAGTACACCTCAACTATTGCAGTTGGATCAGCAGAATAACCAAAGTCTAAACCATAACCTAAAAGCTTTGCGTCTTGTGGTACTTCGTCTATTTGCCTCCAGTTGTCAAACACTACACCTTGCAAATTGCCTATCTCACCAAGACCATAAACAGACCACCAATTTTTCCAATATGCAGAAGTCTTTGCTTTTTCTTTTGCCTTTTCTATTTCAAAGATTATGTTTTCGTCAAGTGCTTCATTATCTAAATAGTTTAGCTTTAGAAATTCTGCGTTACTGTCATTAACTAATTCGTGTGCCCAAAATTCATTACTTGGGTTAAAGTCTAAATATACTTCGTCTTTAGTTCGTATAGCAAGTTCATTATACATTTCAAATGTTACGTTGTTACATTCGTTTATATAAAGTATGTCACGTCTTGCACCACGTAACCTTGAACTATCGTCAGCAGAAAAAAACTCTATAAATGATCCATTTGTAAATTGATATTTCAACAAACTTCTGTTGAAAAGTTGTTCACGGTATCGGTTTAAACCTTTAAGTAATTTTATGCAGTCACGAATACAACCACGTCTTAAATGCGGTATTGATTCACTAACTACACTTATTTCTAAGTTAGGTATTTTTATAGCTTTGTCAATTAGTAGTATTAAAATTGAAATAGTCTTACCAGCACTTGTACCACCTTGTACTATTTTGATTCGTTTTTCTAACCTACTTATCTTGTTTACTGCCGTTGTCCTTTGAAACATCTATATCAGGGAATATTGGTTGTTCAAATATTGTTTGGTCAATCTGTTGTACTGGCGCTCCATATCCACTATCCATTAAAGCTTTGTATGCGTTTACATCACCATTACGTGCTTTCTTAATTAAAGCTAAAGACATTATATCTTCTTGTGATAATGTTTCTTCTTCGTTAGTTATAGGGTTCTTAAACTTTTGATTAGATTCTAACCAACGTTTAGCAATAGTGCTTCTATTTTTTGAACCTTTTGGTCTTCCGTTAGGATTGCCACTTTGACCAGGTGACCAAGATTTTAAGTTTTCTTCATTAGCCATATCTCATTGTATTTTCATTGTTTACTTAAATAACTACTTTTGTTTGTTTTCGTATTCCAAGTATACAGTTCTTAAACGGTCTACCATATCACGTACACAACTTGAACAACTACTTGCATTAGTTTTTTTATTGAATACTCTATTGTAAATTTTTCTTAATTCAGCTTGTTCATTTGGGCTTACTGTACTACGTTCAATAGCGAACCAACCATATAAAATATTGTATTCGTCTTCTCGTAGACATTTAATATTACTATTATATGGAAATAGTTTGTTTAAGCGTTCTCTACGACTGTCACACCCACAATCTTCACCAGCTACAAATTTTACCAGTTTATCTATTTTAGTTGCTTTTGTAAATTTTGCGATAGTGTCACCAAGACCTTCGCTTTTCTTTTTTACTGTTTTCTTTTTTGCCATTTTTATTTATTTATTATTCGTCTTTTTAATATATTCTTAATTGTGCAGTATGCTTTTCTAACCTTTTAATTGCTGCATTATAGTATTCTTTATCAAGTTCACACGCAGTTAAATCATAACCTAAATTGTGACACGCTATTGCCAAACTACCACTACCTAAATGAGTATCTAAAATCTTATCTCCTTCCTTTGCGTAGTGCATTAAAAGAAACTCATATAATTCTATAGGTTTTTGTGTTGGGTGTATTTTACCACCCCTTCTATTATCATATCTAAATATTTTTGCAGGTTTATCAAATGATGTCCAAGCCATTTCCCAAGCACTAAAATTTGGAAAAGGCTGTTTTTTATCCCAACATATAATTCCTCTTGTTGGTGGTAAATCAAAATAATTACCTCCCCATATAATTTGATTTTTAGATATTCTAAACAATTCATTAAAATATTCTTTTGATGGTGCTTTATCCCAAATTTTTAGTTTTTTGGTTTGTTTTTGAATTATTCTGTTCTTAAGTTTTCCTGCTCCCCCCCAAGATTTTGGTATTTCATATGGAGGGTCTGTAATAGCTAAATCGAAGTGATTATCCTCATACCTTGCCATTAACTGCATATTATCTTCGTTAGTGATTTTCATACTAATTTAATTCTACTTGATATATTTCTAAAAAATCTTCTTCTTCTAATTGTTTCTGTAAGCAAAATATTTTTATTGCTTCGTGTAAGTCAGTAGCACGTATTATATTAATAGGTTCTTTTTCTGTGTCGTTCTTTATATAAAAGTAATATGTCTTCATTGTTCTATTTTAATACGTTCATAGTCCGTGTTTCTAAAGTCTTGCCAATCTTCACCTACTGCTTCTTTGATCCGTGTTTTACAATGTTTTAAAGTTTGCCAAATAGACTTGACACTAATTCTTGTAAGCTTTGATAGTTCACGAATACTTTTACCACTATCACGGTATAATTCAAATAGCATTTTGTCGTACCAATGCCAAGTGTTTATTTCGTCATTTATTTTTTTAAGTAGTTTTCCGTAGGATTCTTCCTTCATTGATTCGTCTTTATATTCTAAACTAATATTTTCTATTTGTGTCTTTTGCTTTTCCTTGTGTAATAAGTAAGTATTTCTTATAGTCCAGTAAATATATATTCTATTACATTTTCCGTCTTTTATTAGCTTCTGCAAATTAGCGTGGTCTATAAGTCTTAAATACATTTCCTGGATCACGTCTTCAGCAAATGAACCAGCACCCATTTTTTTAGCGATAGATACATATTCTTTATGGTCTTTTGATATTTCTTTTAACCAGTCCACCTTTCAAAGTTAAAAAAAAAGCAGCACAAATAAATGTACTGCCTTTTCGCTTTTAATAGATAAACACAAAAACTATTAAAAAGGTAGGTCATCTTCAGTAGTTGGTTTAGCTATTGCTGGTGTTTCACTTGGTTTGTACGGTTCACTTATTGCCATACTAAAAAACTTTTCACCGTTTTTTGTTTCACGTACCCATAACGCTACTTCTTTTTCTAATCCTTCACAGTTCATTTTTCCTTTGTAGTCAGGGTGCGTGTCTGCTTTCTTATAATTGTTTTTAAAGATTGCACCAGTATTTATTTTTTGTTCCATATTTATTTGTTTAATTTATATTCGTGTTTTCTTTGCAGCTAAATATATTGTATAATTCAGTAAAAGTTGTTGTTCTTATTAATTCACCTTTTATATTATACCAATGTATTATGTTTTCTAAATCTATTATTTTTAAAATAAAAAGACCGGAAAATTCATCAAACTTGTTCCAGTCTATTGCTTCATTTATAGTTTTTAATGTTTGCTTTTGACTTGAACCCATTTTTTTTTCAGTTTTATTTTTGCTTTCGTAAACAATAAATCGTGTTTTAAATTCATTGTTTTTTTTATAGTGACATCTTATTGCACCGTCTATATCACATAATGAAAAATCTTTTGGGAAATCTTCATTAAGTTTTTTACTTATTCTATTATTGTGCCAAGTGTCTTTCATTTAATCTTCCTTTTATTAAATCAATATAATCTGTTTTTAATTCAGTAGCAATACATCTTCTATTTAAGTTTTTACAAGCTACTAAAGTTGTTCCAGTTCCTGCAAAAGGTTCATAAATTAAGTCTTGCGTATTACTAAATCTATCTAATAAAAATTCAAAAGGTTCAACGGTTTGACCCCAATTTAATTCGTGCATTTCTCTTTCAGTATATTTCATACTTATTTTATCACTAAAAACTCTATCGTGTTGTTTTAAACCATTTTGAAAAACTAAAATAGGTTTCCATTCATTTAAAACTTTTCTTCCGTGTACTAAAGGTTTTTTTGTAAACTCTATATTTATTATCCAATAATAAGATAAACCAGCTTCAAGTGCATATTTGAATATTTTATCTAAATACATTTGACCACTATAAGCAATAAGAAATTTATTTGGCTTTAAAACTCGCTTCGCTTGTATAAATAAATCTTTCCATAAGTGTAAATATTCAGACGGGTAAGGTGGGTCTGTTAGTATTAAATCTATACTTTCGTTTTCTATTTTTAATTCTCTAAAG